AAATTGATAAAAATCTATTATTGTTAAAATTTTGAAGAATTTCTTTTTGATAATTTCTTAATTGAATAGTTGATATTTTATCTGAATCATTATTATAAAAACATTTAATATTTTCTATAAATTTTATAAAATAATCCATATCATTTTGTAATTGATATAAATTTTTTAATTCATCATTAGTATAATCAAATAAAATATTACCCTTTTTAATATTTGGATTTAATTTCCAAAAAGGTGTAATATTTAATATAGGTTGTAAATTTTCATTTTTAATAAAATCAATTATTTTAGTATTAAAATTAAACATATTTTTATATTATTTTTTCTGTCAGAAAAAAAAATGACATATTTTATATATTAAAAAAATATGTTTAAAAATAAAAAGGTGAATTAATTATTCACCTTTTTTATTATTTCATTTATTGTATCATTAATACTATAATACATATTAAATAATGGGTATGTATCTTTAAATTTTTTATTAATATATTTTAATCCATTAAATTCTTTATCTGCCCCGACTACAATTTTAAAATCTTTAATATATTGTCCTTTTGTCCACCATTCAGCTAATTCGAATCTTGTTGTTTGTGCATAACTTCTACCTTCTATATGGTCTTTTTCTTTAGCTAACCAAAAAACAATAATTCCTTGTTTAGATGATTTATGTAAATAATAAGATTCCCAATTTACTTGTTCATCATAATTAAAATTATCATCTTTTTTAATTCTTTTTGGTGAACATATTATAACATTTTTATCGGTTTCAATATTTTTAGATAATTTATCAATAAATTCACTATGCCAATCATATGAACCTTGAATAGGTCCTGCTAAAAATATAACAATATCTTTATCAGAAATTGAATAATCATATTCTGGTGCTATTAATATTTTTATCATTTTTTATCTTTTATTTTTAATTCATCCATAAAAACATTTTCATCATAATGATTTCTAATTCCATTTATTTGAAATTTTATTAAATCTTCAGATACAGGTACAAAATGCCATGCATCAACACCTACATTTATCATATTTCTTTTTACTTTCCATGTTCCGTGAATATGAGCAACAATATTCATCATTTGTGGTTTTCTATTTGTTGGAAAATGATTAATATATATTTTTTCACCATCTATTTCAATTTCTAATTTATCAACAATTTTGGTAAAATATTCAGATAATATTTCATCAGATATATTATATTTAGCAGTACCCCCATCTTCTTTTGAAATATCATAGTTGCCTTTAACTAACCATTTTTCACCATTTAATTTATTTAAATTATCTAATCCCTTTTTAGTCATTGAAATATCACCAACAATAATTACTAAATCTTCATCTTTTACATTTTCATTCCATTTTTTAATAATATATTCATCAACTTCTTTTGAATTTTTAAACATTAAATCTCTACCATATAGATTTAATCTATCATCATCAAAATGTAAATCTGATGTAAAAAATCTTTTTTTATCTTTGAAATTATCGTATTTTTTTATCATATTTTTAATTATATTTTTTAAAATGGTTCATTATAATTTGAATTATATGGAATAGATGATGATTTGTAATCACTAACTATCTTATCAACTAGTTCAACTTTTAATTTTAATCCACATACCGCTTTTTCTTCTCCACCTGTATTCCAATTTATTTGTAGTATTCCACTTTTTTCATCATATAATAATGATTTTAAATTTTCTTTACTAATAAAATATTTTTCATTCATATTTTTAATTATTTTTTACATTCCTAATTCTTCTTTTGTTAATTTTATACCTAAATTACTATCTTTTTTAAGAATTTTATTTATTTTCATTGAACGATATAATAATTTATCAGTTAAATTAATATATTCAATATCATCAAATGTATATGTAACATCCAATTTCATAATATCTTGTTTGTTATAATCAAAATTTAATAAATTATTTATCTTTAAAAATTTAAAATTGTTAATAATTATTTTATATATTATTGTACCGTTTTTATCCATATTTATCATTTCAATATTTATAACACTTTTTAATTTTATCATTTTTAATATAGTTTCCAATGGTTCTACTTTACCATCATAAATATTTACATTAAAATACATTTTATTATTTTCTATCATAAATATTGAACTATCTAAATAGATATCATTAAATTTAATATCATTAAGATTTAAAAAAATTGGTTGTTTAAAATTAAAACTACTAGGAAAATGTGGTAATGCCATTTTATTTTAATTATTTATTATATCTTTTAAATGCATTAGTAGTAATCATATTATAATCTACTCTTCCTATAAAATCTCTTAAATTTCTTTTACCTGTATAACTCATTGCGGATTTTAAATAATGATCAAAATTTTCAACCCATCCACTCATTGTATATTCTACTTTATTATATTTTATAATACCTTCTGATGTTTTTAATATTTTATTTCCTAATTCAGATTGGACAGATTTTGAACTCATTCCTCTAAATTGTTTATATACATCTTCACCATTATTAAATAATTCATATGCTTTATCATTTGATATTTCTACATATTGTCCATGATCAGATTGAAAATTAGAATAACATTTTGATGAACTTTCTAATGATTTATTTAAAATACCACCTAACATACAATAATTAGCACCTAATGCTAATGCTTTAATAATATCAGCATACTTTTTCAAACCACCATCCGCCACTATTTTAGCTGGATTATTTATTTTCAAAGATACTGCATGTGTATCTGAAATTAATGAAGCTAATGGATAACCAATTGAACTTTGTTCTGTAGTTAAACACCCACTACCATTGCCTATTCCAACTCTTATATATTTAGCACCTGCGTCCGAAAGAATATGATATGTTTCTGGATTTGCTATATTACCTACCATTAATACTAATTTATCACCATATATTTTTTTAGATGTTTTAATAGATGTTATTAATTTAGTCATATGACCATTAGCTATATCTATTAAAACATAAATAGGTTTAGATGAATTAATTATATTATCCATAAAATTAATATCTTTTGTGTTTAAAAAAATATTATTAAATTCATTTAATCCGAAAGATATAAATCTTTTTGGGTCATGTGAAATACTATTAGAAATATTATAATCAATTTCTTTTCTTCTTGGGTTAATACCATATATTTTATTATTTATAAATATATTGATATTATCATCTGATACCACATCAAACATAGGAGCAGTAAATAATGGTAACATACCATTATCATCATAAATATCAATTTCACTTCTACTATCAATATTAGATACCGATGATGGTGTTATTAGAATGTCATCAAAATCAAATTTTATATCCATTTTCATTATATTATTTTTTTTAATTACAATAAATATAGATATAATTAATTTAAAAGTTTAATTAAATATTTATTTAATTTTTCTTCTATATTTTCATCAAATCTAATTCTAATTAAATGAATATTGTTATTTTTACAATATTCATTTTTGATATTATCTCTTATTTGTAAAGTTTTAAATTTTTCAATTCCACCAAAATAATTATTAGAATTATAATGTTGTTCCCCATCAAATTCTATACAAGTATTATAATTTGGTAAATAAAAATCAAATAATAATGTTTTTATATATTTACATTTTGAAAATTTTTTTTGATATATATAGTTAATATTTTTTGAATTTAAATAATTTATTATTTGTTTTTCACCTATACTTTGTTTACATTTTGGACATCCTCTACCACTTAAATGATCGTGTGGTGTTTGTTTGAATATTCCATGAATAGGACAGTTTATATCAATTTTTGTAATTGCATTTATATAATTTTGTGGATATGTATATTTTTTATTATGAATAATATTACATTTATTTATAAAATATAAATGATCTTTTTTGATACCACCTTTACATACAGGACATCCATTACCTTTTAAATGATTATTAGGTGTTTGTTTAAATTCACCGTGAATTAAACATGTTATTTTAATTTTTGTTTTATCATTTATATATTCATCATTATATTTATATTTATTATTATGTATTTTATTTGCATTTTTTACAAAATCATCATGTGTTTTTGTTTTTTCTTTAAATGAACATTTAGGACACCCTTCTTCTAGTTTAATATGTGAATATGCTAATTTATAAAATTCACCATGAATTGGACATATGATTTTTATCTTGATTTTAGAATGAATATAATTTTCAACATAAATATATTTGTTATTATGTATTAGATTAGATAATTGTTTAAAATTATTTGAAGTTATTTTAGTATTCATAATGTTATATATTAAATATTATTGTCAAAAAATGATATTTTTTTATTAATATATAATTATAGATTAATTAAAATCTAAAAAATAAAAATGTGCAAGATATAAACTTAACACATTAAAAAACAATAACTTATAAAATGAAAAATTGGAAATTTGATTTATTTACATTTAAACAAAGTTTAACACTTGATCAATTTGAAATTTCATCAATTGTAGAAAGACATTTACAACAATTTGATACAATGTCAGAAAAACAATTAACAGAATCATTAAAAGCTAATTTAGCTAATTATTCATATGATAATGATGTTAAAAAATTAATTGAAAGTTTAGATCAAGAATTAGAATCAATGCCACTTGTATATGAACTAAAAAATTTATATAAACAAGTAGAAGGTCGTAATTATGGTATGTTATATAGAGAACCACTAAATAAAATATTAGATATTATATCTAAAGATAATGATTCTACTAGAATGGAACATATTTTAAATGAATTAGCATTATATGATTGGGTACCTGAAATTAAATTATTTATTAACAATTTAACAACTGATCCAGTTGAAAAGAAAAATTTAAATTCAAATGGTGCAAAACAATCAAAAGTTTATACTGTTGTAGAAGAAGTTGATAATGGACACGTTGCATTTGTTGGTGATAGATGGTTCTTATTATCAGAAAGTGAAATTAAACAATGTGTTATTAGTGATATAGTAAAAGAAGAAAATAAATTAAAAGTTTTACAAACATTAGAAAAAGCAATGGTTCTTTCTGATTTTGAAACTGAAACAATTAATTTCCGTATTGATGAAAATTTATCAATTGGATTAGGCGTAAATAAGAAAATATTCTTAAATGGTGAAGAAACCGATAAAGAATCAACATTAGAAGATTTATTTAATTCACCAATTGTTCCATATTTAAAGAAAAATTTCTATCATGTTATTGAATCAATGTCTAAAAATTTAGATAAAGTAGTTGAATTGGATATTGCTTGTAAAGTTACATCTTTAGTTAAACCATTAACTGAAACATACGCATTTAACTATAAAGATAAAATGTATTTATATAATATTGATAAAAGAACTGGTTCTGCATTATTTGAATATGATTCAGTTAACCAACTTATTCAAGATGTACAAAAAGAAATGGGATATGATTTAAGTAATTTCTTTGAAAATAAATTATCAAAAGAATTAAAACATTATAGAAAATTAGAAGATAGAGAAAAACAAATTGAAATGAAAATTAAAGAAGTAAATGAAGCAATTGATGAATTAAAAGAAAATAGTGAATTGTTAGAAGAATCTTCTCAATTAAAAGCTGCATTTGATGGATTATTGATTCATAAACATAATTTAACACAAGATTTAAATAATATTAAGAATCAAAAAAATCAAGAAAGAAAAAAACTATAATTTGTAAACAATCAATGGGTAATCAAATGATTACCCATTTTTTTTATTCCTATAATCAACCAATTCAAAATTTGGAAAAATATCTTTTATATAATATTCAATATCATATTTTAAATCTTCGTGTTCTTTATATAATAAATTTATATTATATTTTAATTTAACATAATCCCATATTTGTTGAATAATATCATATTCTATCCAATTATTACCTGACTCAATTTCTTTATAATAAGATATTTTATCAGTATAACCTTCATCTTTCATATCTCGTTCATCACAATATTGGTCAAAATTATTAATAATATAATTATTGATAAAATCAATATTATATTTTTGTTTTATATCATTAAAAATTGAATTTTCCATATTTATTCTATTTAACGATCACCAATAATTCTTTTTTTATTCTGTTTTAATTTTTCTATTTTTTTAACACGAAGATAATTTTCAATATCTTCTAAATCAAATTCAGATAAAACTCTGTGTAATTTTTCTTGATATGTTTCTTTAATGTAATATGGTGGTAATGAAGAACCACTGTGATCATTATAATCTTGATAATAATCACTATAATCGTTATTCATAATTTATATTATTTTTAATTTTATTTTGAATATTTAAAATTTTTTCATGTCTTTCTTTTAATATTTTTAATTCTTTAATTTCTTTTTTAATAGAAATCCTTTGTTCAATTAAATCATCTATAAATCTACGACTTGTATTATTAAAATAATATGTATTTAATTGAAGTTTTAAACTTCGTGATTTATTATTTAATCGTCTTATTTTATCTTGAATATTCATTTAATTTTTTTTAAAATCATCATAATCCTTAGTACCTTTTTTATTATTACAATTAGTACAACATTCTAACATATTATCAGTTGATAATAAACTACCACCTTTATATAAAGGTACTTTATGATCGACTGTTATAAGATTTTTTGTATTTTTTTGATAAAATTTATTTCTGACTTGTATTCCATATATTGGTTTACCACAATAATGACAAACCCAATGACCATCGTGTTCTTTCTTTTTCTTTCTTAAAAAATGTCTTCTTACTATGAAATAATATCTCCAGTCTTCATCATTTTGGAAATCTATATCATGTTCTCTATAATAATTTCTAAGTAAGACAGCAGACGAATATGTTTTTGGATCATCTATATTTTCATCGAAAATAATATGATAATGTTTTCTATTTCTTGAAATATTATCTTTTATCCATTCCATATATTAAAATTATCTTACAAAGATACATATTTATATTTATATAACAAAATTATTTTTTATTTTGTTTTAATTTTTGTATTTTTTTTCTTCTGATAAAATCTTGAATTTTATCTTCTCCTATTTTTTCTAATATCTTTTCTATTCCGAATTTTTCTATAAAATCATTTATTGTTGCATCATCAAAATTTTTAGGTTTTGATTCATGTTCTTTAATATATTTTTTTAAAAATTCTTCAATTTCATTTTTATCATAATATTTATTATGATAAAAATCTTCATCTTCATCATTGTATATTTTAAACATTTTTAATTTCTCCTATTTATTTTATTAATTTTTTTTATTCTTAAATAATCTTGAATTTTATCTTCTCCGATATGATCTAGTATATTAGATATACCATGATTTTGAATCAAATCATCAATAGTTAATTTTTCTGTTGGTTTATAATTATTACTATCATTACTATCTAATATATTAGATATACTATGAGTTTCAATAAAATCATCAATTGATGATTTTCCTGTTGATTTATAATTATTACTATCATTACTATCAAATGATAATATTTTTAATAAATGTCTTAATCTCTCTTTATCGTCCATTTCTATTAATTATTTTATGTAATTTTAATTTTCTTAAATTATCTTTATAGTTAAATATAATACAATATGAACCTTTATTTTTATTATTTTGTATATGTTCAAATAACTTATGTTCAGTTAAAAACCACCCGTATAATTCTATTTTACTATTTGATATAAAATAAACATATTCATTAAAAATACCATAACGAATATTAAAAAGATGTGTTAATGATTCAGTTCTACCATTTATAGATTCATCAAAACTATCAGGATATTTTAATATTAATTTTTTAATTGATTCTATAATAATATTTTTATGAAACATAGATTTAGAATGTACTTTTGTTTCATTATAAACTATTTCCCAATCAATTATACTGTCTAGGTATTCTGAAAATATTTTATATTCTTCTTTTGTTGGTTTCATTATAACATATTATTTAATTCTTATGGGTATATTTTCACGTTTATTTAAAATTTTTTTCACATTAGACAGATACTTTACCCAAGTATTATAAATTATCAATTCTTTTTCATATATTTTAGAATTTAAATACCATATTGGTTCACCACAACATTCACATGTATTACTAGATATATATTGATAAAATCTTTTTCGTTATGCTCTATAATAACGAAGAAGGTTTTTAGTATTTAATAATTCTAATTCCTTTTGTGTTTTTATTTTATCTATATTTAACACTTTAACTTTCATGTTATTTCTTTTTAGTTATTTTTTGTAATTTTTTAGCTCTTAAAAAATTTTGAATATCTTCAATATCAATATGTTCTAAAATTTTATTGACACCGTGTTCAGATATAATTTCGTTAATTGGATCTTTAAAAATATAAATAGATGAACCTTCATATGGTGGATCAAATTCATTTGGATCATTTATATTTTTTAATATTTTATTTATTAATTTCATATTATATCATATTTTTTTGTATTCTACTTATTTTTTTAAATCTTAAATAGTTTTCAATAACATCCATATCCATATGTTCCAAAATATGAATAGGGTTATTTTTACTGATAAAATTTGGTATTGTATTTTCTATTGAAATTTGTTTTTTATAGTTAATAATATTTTGATCAACCACTTTATTTATAATAATAGATACATCCTGTAATGATCTATCATATGAACATTGTCCTTTATTATACTTTTGAAAAATAACGAATATTTCATTTGCTATACTTTTCATTTTGATATATTATTTTTAAGTTTATTCAATTTCTTTTTTCTTAAATATAAATCAATCTTTTCTATATCTATACTATCCAATAATTCTTCATCTGTATATTTATAATGTACATCTTTCATAGTAAAATGTGGTGTTTTCGGTCTTTCTGGTTTTTCACATTTTTCTTTTAATTTTTCTCTTAATTTTTCTCTTAATTTTCCTGTTAATTTTTCATTAATTGGATCTTTTTTAATTTTATTTTGTTTGTATTTTTCAATTAATAATTTTATTCTTTCTTGTTTTCTATATTTTTCTTCCATAATTTTATATTTTTTCAATGAATACTTCTAAATGATCTTTTGAATAACTAATACCACCAGATGGATCGAATGGATCTTGTTTACCTGACATTTTTAATGAACCACATTCTTTATCCATTTTATGTTTTTGTTTTAAAACAGTTTTTATTTCCTTATTAAATGCAATTATATAATCATCTATTGAAGTTTTTACCCAAGTTCCTTTTGTTTCTAATATTTGTTCGGGTTTTAAATTATCACCTAAATGATGCCATATTTCTCCGTTATAATTAAATATTTTCGGTTTCTTTAAAACAACAATATAATCACCATAATTCCAAAGATCTTTAATTTTAATATTTCGTTTTTTTAATAAATTAATATATTCTGGTTTTACTTTAGATATATAATCAATACGATCACTTTTTTCAATTTTTACAGTATAATAAAAATCGTCATTTTTAATTTTATTACCATTATCATCTTTTAACCAATAACTTTTATTTGATATATTAGTTGGTTCATAAGTAGCACCTAATAAAAATGTTTCAATATAACCATATACAAATGCAAAAACACCAAAACGTCTAGGTGGATTATGATAATAATCGCTATCAGTTTTAAAATGTTTTTGTTTCATTGGTGATAATCCACCAAATCTAATAAATTTTATGTTCTGTTTAGTTAACATTTAATTCTATTTATTAATTTGTTTAGTTTATATTTTCTAAATCTTAATGTTTTATATTCAAAATATTTATCAATTTTATTGTGATAAATAAATATATCACTTATAAAAGGAAAAGATATACCATCTCTTTTAAAATATCGTATATTAAATTCTTCTAATGGTACTCCTATTATATCTTCAATATAGTCATTTATTATATTTTCATTTATTGTTATAACATCTAATTCAACATCTATTTCATATGGTATATTTAAATTTATAACATCAAATGCATCAATACTTCTATTTGTATTAACCATAATATCATAAGAACACATTATTTGATCAAATATCTTATATTTTTTAAAATTTTTAGGTTTTTTATATGTTGATTTATAAAAAATTAGACTATTACTATCATTTATGTTTTTTTTCCTACCCATAATACAATTTTAATTTACAAAATTAATAAAATTTTAATAAAAAACAAAACTTTTTTAGAAAAAAAACATTATTTTTTTGAAAAAAATAAACATTTTGAAACTTTATATATATAATCTTGTATAAGTCAATGTATAAAGTTATAATGTTAATAAAAAACACTATCCCAATATACAAAGATATAAAAATTTTTTAATTTTAAAAAAATAATTTAAAAAAATGCCAAAATATCTTGAAGATCGTGAATTATATTATGAATTAGTAATATCAAAAGGAAAAGGAAAATTAACACCAAAAGCAGAACAAATGTTAATATTGATAGCAAAGAATACAATAAGGAAAAAAGATAGGAATTATAATAGTATAGATGATAAAAATGATTGTGTACAACAAGGATTATTACATATGTTTATGAATTGGAAAAATTTTAATCATAAAAAATATGATAATGCATTCCCTTATTTTACTGAAATTTTTAAAAGAGGAATATCTGACGGTATGAATCTTTTAACTAATAAAAAAAGTTATAATGATGATGTAATCAGATTAATAAGTATTGATAGAGCTAATGAAGGAAAAGGATTACATAATGTATAAAAAACAACTATAAATAATAATGACATTTACAGAATTTCTTGAAAAAATAAAAAATCTTACAAGTATTAAAAATTTTGAAACTAATGAATATAAAATTTTATTTGTAGATTTCAAAGATATTATAACAGGTGCAAACGTTTATGAAATAAAAGGTAATTTTTCAAAAACTATTCAAATTTCAGATGATTATACTGATTTATATAATAATATAATTTATAATTTATTTGAATTAGGATTAGAAACATTTAATAAATTAGATGATAATAAAGAAATATTCATCAAGAGTATAGATGAACAAGATAGTTTTTTATATAAAAGAAAACTTTTTAATAAAATCAATTTTACAAGTAACCATATATCTATAAATGGTTATATTGGTCCTGCTAATTTTATAATTAGTAATAGTAATAATATAAATTTTTTAAATGAATATTGTAAATATAATACAAATATTAATAAAATTATACATGATGGTATATTAAAAGATAATGAAATTTTAATGGGTAGAAAAAATACAATAGATCAGCCTGGTTTAAATTTTATTTATCAAATTGAAAATGATAAAATCAATTATGATATTATTAAATCTGGATTATTACCATCAAATCATTTTATGTATTTTAATTTTTAACATTATGAATAAAAGAAAAGAAAAAAATGTAATGAATTCTATTTATTTTGAACAAGATCCATATGTTGAAAATTTAGAAAATGATTTTAATATTGAATTACCAATTGATAAAGTAATAACTAAACAGGATGATATTGATGGGTTAATAAAATTTTTAAATAATTTAAAAACAAATCTAATATAAAATTAAAAAGGGTGATTTAATTATCACCCTTTTTAATTTTATGGACATTATAAAATAAATATATAAATAAAAACAAATAAAATTTATGAAATTTAATAATAGATTAATTAGATATATTTCTAATTTATTACACATTACAAAACCAGATATTTATATTTATATTGTTGAAGATAATCAATATTATGCAAAATTAATAAAAGCAAATTTAAATAAAGTTGGTTATAATAATGTAGATATATTTTATAGTGGTGAATTAGCAATTGATTCAATTAAAGAAAAAGAACCAAATTGTATAATTTTAGATCATATTTTATCAAATAAAGGTATGAATGGTGTGGATGTATTAAAATATGTTAAAAAAAATAATTCAGATATAAATGTTGTTGTATTATCAGGACAACAAGATGTTAAAATAGCATCAGATTTAATGAAATACGGTGCATTTGATTATATTGTTAAAAATGATATGACATTTTTTAATTTAGAAAACACATTATTTAAATTATCAAGAATATTAATGATGAATGATAGAAATACTACAAAGTATATTATAATATCAACTCTATCTATATTAGTTATTGTATTAATATTTATGTTAATATTTATTCTATAAAAAATAATATTTTATATGTCTGTTAATAAATCAAAATTTAATAATAAATATAAACAAGGTTTTTATCATTTACAAAACCCGTCAAAATATATCGGAGATCCAACAAATATAAAATTTAGATCAAGTTGGGAGTATGCTTTTTGTACATATCTAGATATGTCGGAAAATATTATTCGTTGGCAAGCAGAAGGAATCACTATTCATTATAGAGATCTTCAAAATCATTCACATAAATATTTTCCAGATTTTTACTATGAAATTATGAAAAATGATGATCCACATGAATTTACAAGAGTAATAGCCGAAATTAAACCATCCAATGAATTAATTCCTCCAGAAAAACCAATTAATGAATCAGGTAAAAAATTAGAAAATTATGAATATGCAGTTCGCACACATATTAAAAATAAAATTAAATGGAGTTCAGCAATAGATTATTGTAAATCTCGTGGTATGGAATTTGTTATAATAACCGAAAAACATTTAAAACAAAAAGGATTAATAAAATGAAACGTAAACCAAAAGGGTATTGGAATTATGATTTGTGTAAAAAAGAATCTTTAAAATATAAAACAAGAACAGAATTTAATATTAATTGTAAGGGTGGATATTTATTTGC